TCCGCCCGAACTCAAGTCAAACATCAGCCCAGAAATATTCCGAGTCATCGGAATCGTCTGCATCATCGCCTCCCCTATCGCCCGTGTCATCAAGCAAAGTAAGCTGGATAAATAAAGCGACAGAACAGATCAAGCAAGACGAGGGGCTAGTGCTTCACGTCTACGACGACAGCTTAGGGTATTCCACTATCGGCTATGGGCGTCTGGTTGACCGACGCAAAGGTGGTGGCATCTCGGAGGACGAAGCACTTTACCTGCTTAAAAATGATGTTGATGCTCGGTTGAACGTGCTAGAAAATGCGATTGATTTCTTTGCTCGGCTAGATGATGCTCGCAAGGGTGTCTTGCTGAACATGACTTTTCAGATGGGCATCAGTGGATTACTGAAGTTCAAGAACACGCTGGCCAAGATTGAAATGGGCGACTACGAAGGTGCGGCTGATAACATGATGAAAAGCCTTTGGGCTAAACAGACGCCATCTCGAGCGCAAAGACTAGCAGAGCAAATGAGGACTGGACAATGGCAATCTGGCTAAGGTTTAAAGCGTATATCTTGGCGTTTGGTGCGGGATTAACGGCGCTATTTGGCGTTTATCTGTACGGTAGAAGCCATGGGTATAGCAAAGCAAAAACAGACGCACAAAAGGCTGACAATGAACAAGCAAGAAAGATCGAGGACGCGGCTGACAGGGTACGCAGGAACGATGGCAGTGGTGCTAGTCCTACTGAGCGGCTGCACAAGTACAATCGGCTCAGAGACGTTGCGGACGATTTGTAGAGAGCTGTCCATGGACTTGCCTACCTACTCTACCAAAGACACGCCAGAGACGCTAGAAAGCGGCGCAAGGTTTATCGAGGTTTACTACGCAGTTTGTGAGGAACAACCAAAATGAGGTGATGCAATGTGGATTGCCTTTGACCTGACTTGCGTCTATGTAAAGATGCGACAAATTTAGCCTGTAACTTACAGAAACTTGCAGAACAGGGAAAACAGGGAAACAGAGTTTAACTGGCTAATTTCCACAGACCCATCTGGTTCTTAACTCTTCATAGTGCCACAAAACATTTCACGAAATTTAACTTCTTGTGCATACATTGCCGCAACCTGTGCCTCAGGCCATGCCGATTTTCCTGCCAAATCTGCCGCATCCCTTGCCGCAGCCACTGCCGCAAAACCTGACGCAACGCATGTATCAGAACTTTCCGCAGACCATGTCGCGAACCATGCCGCAGAGCTTTTATCATCCCTTGCCGCATCCCATCCCGCATCCCTTGAATCATGCATTGCAATAGCTAATTCCTTTTTGGTAGCCCGCCCGTTTGCGTATCTTTCTGCTACGTCCAGAGCATCAAGACTGCGTTGGTCTGTCATCAGGTGCTGTACTTGCCGGGCGCACCAGACTGGGTAAAGAATGATCTCTCGGTCGTGCCCTTCGACTGATTCTAAGCACCAGACCGCATGTTCTAAGCCGTTGCTATTTAAAATAGTGATGAGCGATAGTGGCTCATCATCTGCCTTAGTTTTATTGAGACTTTTTAATAACTTCTCCCATCCGCTTGAGCATGGTGACTTCGCACGAATTTGGTTTAGTGTTGTGTTCATGTGTTCTCCTTATATGCTTGATGTGCAAGTTCAGCCGTTGCAAATAACCCAAGATAAATCTGCTTTCCATTCTTATGAATGTGTGCAGCGTACTTGTTTCGGCGCTTAACTACCCCCAAAAAACCTGTTTTGTTTTTTGAGGTGGCTGATTTTCTGTTTTGCAAATTTACTCGATGAGATACATCCCTTAAATTTTCCAAACGATTGTTTTCAGGGTTTCCGTCAATATGGTCAATGTCGCCAGTGGGCCAAAAGCCATGCTGCAAAAGCCAAGCAACTCTATGGGTAAGATATTGCTTACCCTGAAACTTCAATTTGCGGTATCCGTTTTGCATTATGTTGCCAGCCTCTGTGCCATTAGCCGTAGACCTTCTTGGGTGCTTTACCCACCAAACTTTTCCATCTTTTGGCGTGTATTTCAGGTACTCAAACATAGCTTTTTTAATAGTCATAACAAAACTCCTTTGCGTTTCATTATATACCGTTCTTCTCCTTCAGTTTGGCTTCGATGTCGCGAGCAAAAACGTGGCAGTTAGCATCAGACTCTGGGGCACAGTAGATAAATGCTATCTCGTCGTCCGTTAGACCGACCCAAACGGCCGGCTGATTTTCTATGTGCCTAATTGCCTCTCTAAGCGCATCCACAGCCTTAACTTCCTGCACATCAGGCACCCATGTATTTTTAAGCGCGGCGATGGCTTGCTCCATTGCTTCGATAATCATGTCAGGCTCCGATTAGGCCAAGCAGGAACAACGACCAAAGCATGACAATCAAGGTCGTTGCAACCGCTAGCCAGTAAATCACAAAATGTCTCTTAGCTCTTTTGGCTTGCCGTACGCTTTGAAATTTTCACAGTAAGCATCAATAATTGATTCGCTTCGTTGCTCATCGTCAATGCTATGTCTGCGGCGCGGTGGTAGTCCTGCTTTCGCATCAAGTCGTAGTGTGCCTTTATCAGTTGCCGAATCTTTAGACTGTGTTCTGCATAGCCCAAAGGGGTCATGATAAGTTTTTGGCTCTGTGAGTCTAAAGACATTGATTCTTCCCTCATTGGTTGATTCGACTATTTTATCTTGGCGCATCTTGCGTAAAATTAAATCCACCGACGCTTTGCAGATCTCTAAATGCTCTGAAATCTTGCGTACTGTGTTTATCTTATTAGCGACACACTCAAGTATCTTTGCTTTGTTTTCTGCGCTCATATGAAATTAGCTCCCCAAAATGCAATCACACCAAACACGATAGCTGCAACTTCCCAAGCTGACACACGGCTAGCGCGTCTGCCATTTGACCACTCGCCTGTGATGCGTGATTGTCGGGATACTCTGCCCGTCCAATTGGGGTGGCCTAAATCTTGTTTGTATATAGTAGTCATTTCGATCTCCTGTGTATCTCTCGAGTTATATACCAAATCGCTTTTTCTAAGTCTTGCAAGGTCTTGCCTTTCAAGTCTGCTCGCCAAATATACTTGACAGCGTTGCCAAGGTTAAAGTTCATGTGTTCCGTGATTTGTATGCACTCAACGCCACTTGGGTGCGTCGTGTAATGCTCAGGGCTGTTGACTTGGTCCGTCATGGTAAACGTCCTTTACGTTGCTAACCATCGAAATGGGTTCGGGGTAATTCTTGGGTATGCGCTTGATAGCCTCAAGCATGGCTTTGCAGTGGATGTACGGGCGGTCAGTGGTGAACTTTGGTTCTGTTTTCATCTCGTTTCCTCGGTTAATACTATTTAAAAACAGTGACAGGTGTTGTTTCTTCATAAATTTTGTTGTTGTAAAGCCATTTCTCATGCTTCCCATTCGCATGTTCTACCGCATAGCCAATTTGCCTATGGCGTTGACCATGTAGCCACCACTCTTTGCTTCCGTCTGCATATTCAATGGCTGGGCCATCTTCTCTATGTCTATTGCCATAATGGAACCAAGCCTGCCCACCGTTTGCTTGCACAATTGCTGGCGCGTCCTCTCTATGTAACAGATTGCCTCGGTACCAATGGGTCGCTCCATGGCTGTCTATCACTACTCTTTCTTTAACTTCTTTTTTCTTTTCTCTACTTACTCTTTCTTGAAAGCTATTTGTTGATTCGTATCTAATTACGTTGATGTGTTTCCCGTCTAGTTGAGTACCGTTTTCTTCAAAGGTATGTCTTAATTTCCGTAGTGCTTTGTTGATTATTTGGCCAACTCTTGCCGATGACACACCAATTTCTCTGGCAACTTGAGATTTATATTCATCGCCGATAACGCATTGAGTTAGAGCAAACATCTCATCATCATTTAAATTAGACAAGCCGATTAGTTTGGCAATAAACTCTTTTTCTATAACCGCATCAATGCCTCCGTAAGAAAATTCTGGTTGCAAAACCTGTTTGCTATTCATCTTTTTTTTCCTTTGGCTTTATTACCTTAATTGATTTTGTCTCCCATACTTTGTCAGTAGTGCCTTCTTTTTTTACAAAGTCAATTGTGTGTATTTCTAAGGTTTTTTTAGAACCGTCATCAACTGGCTTTTTGTGACTTGCTATTTCCTTTCGCAAATCTTTGTGACTTACAAAAATAGCAAGCGTCCATATTTTCATAAAACGGTCTTTAAGTTGTTTACTTGAAAATTCACCCATTACCCATTTGTTAGCAAAGCCGTAATTACCAGATTCGTATTTAATAAATTTAGCGTAGTGCATTTAATTCTCCTTGTATGGGGCCGAAGCCCTTGGTGTTTATATGGTGGGATTGAGTGTTCAAGCTGATAGTGACTGAAGACTGTAATTTGTACGCACTTTTTTATAGACGATAGAGTCTTGAGCAGCTGTCAATCGTAGGATTTTTTTTCCTCCCTCTTTATATACAATTGTCGAAACGACGGCGGTCAAATACCAGTCGCTGCTTTTGCGCGTCAAAGTGACGCGCGTAGCTTCGCGAGAATATGTGTACGAATTCGGCACAGCAGCACCGCTAGTCGCATCAAATATCGCGCCAAGAAAATGCTTTTTTGCTTTGAGTAGATTTGTCAATCGGCTTTCGGCGTCTTGGACGAGCGCTTCGATTTGAGCAAAGTTTACAAAAGTGTGTGCGGTAGACTTCAGATTGATTTCACGCAAACCTGCTTCGATTTTTTGCGAGTTTGCTTGTGTGATTTTGATTTCTTTCATGATCTGCTCTCTCTGTTTGTTTGTTGGTATGACTAAATATTAATCCCAAGGTAAACACCTGTAAACAATTATTTTATAGGGACAAACCCTAATCGTTGTATTTTTTCACGCGCATCCTCGAAACCATGCCCGACGATCACCCAGTGTCCGATGCTTTCTAGATAGGCAATCCATTCTTTTTGCACATCTGAAAGTTTGCCTCCCTTCTCGCGTTTCATCTCAACCCAAGCTGACCAGGCAGGGATAAACAAATCAGGCACACCAGCGACAGTGCCAGTCGCCTTGAGTTTGGCGGCTACTGCTGGATGGCGATGACCGCCGTTCGGCACCGCAAAAATCCTGATGCTAGGGTATTGCCGCCGGAACCACTGCACAAAAAGCATCTGCTCTTGGTCTTCGCTCGCTACCATTTTCTCTCCAGCACGTCGTGAAATTTACCTGTCATTTTATATCGTACTAATTTTGGCGGTTTGGCGTTAGTAAGATTAGCAGCCATCTCACCAAGCGATTCCACCGCCAAGCCACCTTCTTTTATCTCGGCTTTCGTCGCCACATCAAAGAGCTTTTGTAGCGCCTTCTGACCGGCATAGCCGTCGTGCTTAATAGTGAAGTACTCTTTGATTGGCATATCGCCCAGACCAGAGTAGTAAGACACGCAGAGCATATCCTTGCCCGACTTGCGGCTGTGATGCTCTCGCCAATTCCAGTCCGTTATAACGCGCTCTTTGATTGAAGCGCCCATGATGTCGTCGTCCCTCAGTTTGAACTCATTTTCCTTTGGCGCTGGAAAATCGTGACCACAGGCTGGACATTGCGCGACACTTGCGTGACAAATTTCGTGGCACGCCTCGCAGACTTTAATGGGTGCTTCGCCATCGCCTGACCCTCCTTTGGACGGTGGCTCAACAGCAGTAATCGGGCCATGCTGGGCAACAACGCCAGCGAAGTCTAAAACTAGGCAATGGTCAGTGTGTGATTTAGGGCGCATCCCTCGACCCGCCATTTGTACGTACAAGCTCGGACTCATGGTCGGGCGTAGCATGGCTATCAAGTCAATGTCAGGATAGTCAAATCCAGTAGTTAAAACCGAACAATTTGTAATTGCTTTTAGGTAACCCGCCTTAAACCTCTCAATCAATTGCTCGCGCTCTGCCTTTGGCGTGGCTCCTGTAATAGAAGCCGCTGGTATATTGTGCGCTCTTAGCACGTCCATAATGTGCTGAGAGTGATCGACACCAGTGCAGAAAATAAGCCAAGATTTGCGTTCGCCTGCCAGTGCCATAATTTCTTGAACTACCTTGATATTCTTATCCTTCGTGTCAATCGCGGCTTGCAAATCAGCGTCGATATACTCGCCACCTCTCTTTTTGACTTTAGACAGGTCAAAATCAAGTTTGGTGAGCTTTGAGCGCAAAGGTGCAAGGTAGCCTTTATGCACTAGTTCTTCGATGCTCACAGGCTCGATTAGCGCATCAAAGAGCGCGTCGCCATCGGTGATTAACCCATGCCCAAGACGGTAAGGCGTGGCGGTTAATCCAACCACTCGCAAAGCTGGGTTGATGGCTGTCAGCTCGTTGATAAGTTGACGATAGCTGCCTTCGTCTTTATGGCTAACCAAATGGCATTCGTCAATTAGCACCAAATCAATGTGTCTGAAAAGTGATGCCTTATTTCGGACAGATTGTATGCCTGCAAAAGTGATGGCATCAATTTCGCGCTTGCCAATGCTTGCGCTATAAATCCCCATTGGTGCGTTTTTCCAGTGTTGCCGCATCTTTTCGGCGTTCTGCTCAATTAGCTCTTTGACATGCGTTAACATCAAAATTCGGGTGTGAGGGTATGTCTGCACAGCGTCTTTGCAGAGGGCGGCTACGATGTGAGATTTGCCGCTACCCGTTGGCAACACAATGCAAGGATTGCCCTTGTTGCCTCGGAACCAGTCGTAGAGCTGGGTAAGGGTGCGGGTTTGATAATCACGGAGCATTTTTAATCCTTTCTCCAATCCATTTCATAACTGGGACTGCCATGCTGTTACCCAGTGCCTTGTAGCGCGGTCCATCTGGTGTTGGCTTGCCGTTGGGTTGTATGTCGGTATAAGTGTCAGGAGAACCTTGTAAGCGTTCGCACTCAATTGGGGTTAAGCGGCGTACTGCCATACTGTGCATAACCATCTGGTGCTCAGGTATACGTCC